TTTTTTGGGAAAGGCGACTACCCTCACACACACTGTGCAAGCCTCGCCTTCAAATAAAGGTGGCGACTACCCTCGCCACACCTCTACTGAAGATGAGGCGACACTGTCGCCGAGTTGGAGCTAAACTCCGGGAAACGTGTTGAATCACACGAGAAAAACCCGGATATCGCTCCAGGCCGTTGTGGCCAAACCACGCGCAACCACACACACACACACACACGCCGCTCACGCCGTCGTCATCAGTGGGGTGTAGTTGAAACCCACCAACGTGTAGTCGTCACCCGCCGCCAACAGAAGGGTGAACTTGTTTGTGACAAACGGGAATGTCACGTTGCGCTCCGTCGTAGCGCTGTTGACGCACTTACGGTAGACGTCGAACCCCACAACGCCGCCAACACCCGTCTGGCCGCCGCTCCCTGTCGCAGGTGGCGACAAGAACGCTGAGAGTGGCGCGTAGTAGAGCGAAAACCCGTAGGGGACGGACACGCCCACCGGGGAGAGCTCACTGTCACCCCCCCACTGGTACGCATCAGTGTTGGCGTAGGAGGCCACGGCGGTAGACGACAAGCCCGAGGCCCCGTTGAAGTCAAACACCGTCGTGGTGGCACCGCCGTGCCAATCGGTCCACGGCGCCGCCCATGCATTGATGACCGACGCCTCCGTCGCCCCAAAGTCGAAGTGGTGGGCCCGCCACTTGAGCGCGCCACGCTCGCCGGAGTACATGGTCCTGAAGTAGTCGAGCGCCGTCAACGTCACATACGAAATGACGGCTGACTCGGTCGCAAAGAACCATGTCCCAATGGTGGGACGCATGAAGTCGACACCAGGGGTCGCGCTCGCGCCGATGCCGGTCCACCCACGCGACGGGATGGCGACACGGTTGGACGCCGAGTCGCTCGAAGGTGGCCTCCCGAGATTGAGGTCCATCTTGATCTGGTAGCGCGCGAGCAGCGGCCTGAGGTGGTTGTACATCTCGGTCGTCACTGCCGCTGTCGGCCGCCGCGTGAGCGTGGGCGCGAGCTCCTCCACTGCGCCGCGATCGTACGCAAGCCCACTTGTGATGCTCATGGACGTGAGCTGGGACATGTTGTGGTGACACACCTCGAAGTCGTCCCCTGCAGAGACGGAGACGAGCACGGGGACATGGTTGGTGGTCAGCGGAGCCGTCAACGGCGCCTCCACTTGGACCACGATCTGCCCGTTGCACGTGATCTGGTTGAACACGCCCCCCGTCCCTCCGGCGAACGCCGCGACCTGATCGGTAAACGACTTGGCGAGCGTGTATGGCATCCACAAAAACGGCTCCGTGGCTTGAAATCCCACCGAAAACTCAACTTCGGTGCGCTCGCTCAGGTCCAGAATGATGCTCTTGAGCATGGTAGGAGGGAACCCCGCTGCGTTGGCGGTGGTCCCTTGTGGAACGTACCAGATGAGCAGGCGACCCTGATGAAACTTGGACGCGACCGCGCGAATGCGAAAGCGCAATGTCCCACGCCAGTTGCGGTACGGGACGCACAACGCACCCAGCGGGGTAAGCCGCAATGTTGTCGCTGACGAGCGAACGTGCACCTGCGGGTTGACAGGAATGGTCACGACACGCGCACCAGCAGCATCGGTGGTGTTCCACACAAACCCGTCCACTGCGGGGTTAATGAGGGCCTCGCGCGTGGCCAGATACGAGTGGGCCATCTCGTCCGCGGCAAACCCAGCGATCGCAGCACCGGGGGGCATGGCGCCAGCGGGGTCGAGACCCGCGGGCACCACCCAGTCGTTGCCCGACGCCGTCCCGGTCGACGCCCATGCGTTGCCGACCACCGGCGTCGACGACGCGGGGATGACGGGTTTGGCGTAGCCGAACGCCGCCGCCACCTTGGACGCGGCGGATGCCATTGCAGAGAGCGGGGTCGCGTACGGTGCGGCCGCGGGAATGCTCGACCCGAGAGCGGTGGCTGCCGACGCCAACGTCGACAAAGGGCGCGAGAACGCCCCCGAGGGGAGCGCCTCCTTGCCACTCGTGACGGTGTTGTACGTGGAGATCGACGGGGCCGCAATGGTCACGTCCGTCAACTGCGCCATGATCGTAATCGGAACGTTTGGCGGTGTCGCAAGCGTGACGTGACGCAGCGTCGTGAGCGGCTTGATGACGAGGTAGCCCATCGAGTCAAAGCCGTCGGGATAGCTGGCGGGGTTGCTCGTGAGGTTGATCCACTCGGCAGGCGACTGGAACGGTATGTCGAGCTGGAAAGTCGACGCGCCCGAAACGTCCACGTCAACGCCGGGAAGGGACGACACCTGCACGCAATCACACGGGGTGGTGAGGCGTGACAGCGCCCCGGCTCGGTCGTAAGGGCGCGCGAAGTACCGGAAGGCGATCTTTCCGTAGTGGAAGCCAGTCCCACCCACCAGGATCGTGAGGCGCATACCACAGCGGATCCTCGCAAAGTTGGCGGTCTTGCGCAAAACGGCAAAGTTGTTGAAGTAGAGACTCCACACGTCTGTCACAGACGAGCCGCTCACACTACTCCATGCCGTTGTGATGATGGGAACTTGGCGCTCCCACCACTTGTCGATCGTCGACGGATCCACCGCCGCAGGGAGCGCCGCAGGCGGCGCTGTTGCCGCCTGAACGCCCACCTCCGTCACGATGTGCCCGGTGTTGTTCACGGGAGGCGCTTCATGCGCGCCCACCGTGTTGTTGGCGTCAGCGAGATTCGTGATCAGCTGCGCCTCGGAGGTGGACGTGTTGGTCCCCTCCATTGGAGCCGTGCCCAAAGGGCTCGTGGCGGCTCCCGCCACTTGCGGTTTGTTGTTGTTCATGGTCTGTCTTTGACCACCTGCCTTCGCGACCGACTTCAGCAGGTGGGGTCTGACCCCTGGCCCTGAAAAGGACTCAGAGCCCCCACGGTAGTACGCCGCCCCCGAGGTCTTGCGGGCGTTCAACGTTTGAGCCGTGGAGTAGGCGTTTGTTTTGTCTTCAATGTCAGATCGCCCATTGACACGTAGGTCGAGTTTTACGGCATCCCGGGCCGGCGGGGCGACGGTGACCCAGTCGGGTGACCCTCCGTCCCACGTGGAGTAGCCACCGGACACGTAAAGTGCCTCCTGCTGCTCCGCGGTGGGAATCTCGACTGCAAGCTCCCCCCCGCCATACTTCAAGGGCATCGCCGCCAGCAACGCCCCGCGCACCTCATCGTAAAGCTCTGGCACATCGCGGTGCAGCCACAGCTCCCGCATCATGTTCGGGATGGCCTGAGCATCACGCGCCATCGCCCCCGCGGTGGACGCCACAGCGTACGCGCCGCACCTGAACACCGACTTCAACTCGAGCGGGGCAAGCCACATCCCGCGCCACTTCAAAACACGCCGCTTGAGGAACGTGACCTCCTCGCTCGGCGTGAACTCGCGCATGTCACCACTCTTGGCCGCGTCGGTGTACTTGTCGCCCCACCGGGCTAACACCTCACGCAGCGCAAGCTGGTTGAACCACTTGCGCCGCGACGCGGCCCGGTGGTCATCGCCATACCAAATCGAACGCACAAACCGCCGAAACCATCCCGGAGCCGTATCGAGATGCTCCGGGTGGCGCTCAAGCATGAGGATGAGGAACGCCACCCGAAGTGTGAGTGCCCCGCGCCAACCGTTGAGCTCCGTGGTGCCGTTGACACCCGACGGCGACGTACCGTAGAGCAACAGCACGACGCAGTCGATCTTCGTCACGGGAAACGCACACAGGATGATGAGCACACCAAGCGCGCGGCGGGCAACCGCAGAGTACCCGCGGCCCCGGGCAAGCACCGACTGCATCCCGATCGAGCTCGCCACAGCAAGAATCGGGTCACTCACCTTGTCGTAATCCGCGAAATCTCCGCAAATCGCGTCGTCCGAGAACTCCTCGAGGGGCCGGTGAAGCTCCTCCCACTGCGCGCTGACGGCATTCACGCCGACGGCGCACTCGGTGATCTCGCGGGGGAGAAGCCTCAACCACCGCAACACGGGCAAGAAGAGCATGCGCATGGCGATGAAGACGTGCAAATCACCGACGTTGAAGAACCGCGTCTTGAACTCCGCGACGCGCTTTTGAGAACGCCCCTCGTCCTTGTGACGGTAGGCGAAGAAAAGCGCGTCCACCTCCGCAGATGGCAGCTTGTCGATGAAAACGTGCACGGCCTCGCGCAAGCGCGGGTCGATCGTTCGCGCCTGGAAATCAATCCACGCACGCTTCGACCCGCCCCACTGCCCGGAGGACGTGGAGGGCTCAACTCCATCGTACTCACCCGGCACACCAAAAATCGCCTCCTCGATGGAAAGCGGCCGCACCCAGTCGGGCGGATCCGGGTACGCGCCAAAGTACTCCTCTGACGCGGCGCGCACGAGCGCGCCAGCGGGAGGAGTGCGATGGCAAAAGGCGCGTGCCACCGTGAGGTACGTTGAACGATACTCCACCGTCCCGTCCACCAACACAGGCGAGGTCCCGACCGCGGGCGCCGCGAAGAACGCATCGTAACGCTCCAAGAACGGGTAGAGTGCGTCGTACGCGGCCGTGCGCGCGAGCGACATGCGCGGATTCTCCCGCACCTTCGAGTATCCTATCAGATCGCCCGCAAACGACACGCCCTTCGCGTAGTGAATCCACGTGTTCGGGTGCGGAGTATCAACCAACTCGTCGCGACATGCAGCACCGAACGTCGGCGCACTGTTCACCCCGGCGCGTTCGACCCACAGCGCAGCCTTCGCCGCGTCCACGTCGGCTAGCGACACGACACTGACGCTAACGCCGGCCGACCCTGATGCGGTGACGACGCCCACAAGCACGCGCGCCTTGCCCGTGTTGACGACAACCGCGGCGCCACTCGTCCCTGCCACCGTCGTGCCCGCAAGCACCACGAGCGGTTTCTCCACGTCCACGGGGATGGTCAGGTCGGCGACACGCACGTACCCGGCGCGCGTGACTTTGCGAAGCGCCAGGCGTCGGAGCGAGAGCTCGCGAGTCCGATCACCAGTGCGCTGCATGAAAAGCGCATCCGACATGCTCCCGAGCGCATCCACGTGAAACTCGTCGGCAAACATGATCTTCTTGAGATCGCGCCCAGGGCGCGCGGTGATGGTGAAGAACGCAACATCCGCACCGGGCTTGAACCACACCTGCGTCTCGTCAAGAAGGTAGTTGTCCCCCGGCGTGACGCACCCATTGTCGGGCCCAATCGGCGTGACCACACCGCGCTTCCCCGCAGAGAGCCAGTCCTGGAAATTGTGCGCCGCCGTAACGTACAAAAACCCGCCCAAACATGTGGCCGCGCCGACGCAGTGCGGAGAGCAAAACTCGAACAAAGATGTGTTCGCGCTCAGCCCCGCGACCACGACGTCCTCCGGCGTTGTCGCCGACTGAATCGGGACCGGGTCGCGAAACACGCGCTTGGGGACGTTGGCCTCGTCTCGG